AGCGTAGAGTCCAGGCTTAGCCATTTAGCATTTCCATTTACGAAGAGCTAGTGCTTTGCGAGTAGGGCGACCCTTCTCATCTTTCATAGGTCCCTTTGCACCACCCATTCGGGCACAGAAGGAACGCTTACGTGGCCCTCCTTCAGGCTGTGGAGCCTTTAGGTTAGAGCCAGTAGCTTTGTTATATTTAGCACGACCAGCAGCCGTCAGGCCGCCAGTACGTGATTTATGTGTGCCGATCTTTAGGCTAACGGACTTACTTTTTCTTGCCGCCACCTTTAGATCCCTTCTTACCACAAGCCATTAGAATACTCCAGGAATTAGTTGACCAGTAACAACATAAGCGCCGATAGCTGCAATAACGCCAAGCATAGCCAGGCGACCATTGAGAAGCTCTGCTCGCTCATTGTGAGGTACGGTGTAATCTTTGTCAGTGTACATGGTGGGTTCTTTAGCGAAGATGTTTTCAGTCATCAGATGTTAGATACAGCAAGTTTGTCAGCAATGTCCTGTCGATATGCAGGATCTTTGTCGTAGCGAGGATCACTCATAGCAGCAACCAACTCAGCTTGACTACGGAATACATCAGCAGTGTTACGAGGAGCACTACCTGTTAGCATCTCTCCGTCATAACCAATAGCATCTTGGTAACGTGCATTGAGAGCTTGTGCTGCAAAGAACATGGTAAGAGGATCACCCTTATCCATAGCAGCATCATACATAGCGATCTCATTTTCGGAGAGGTTCTGACCAGCCCATTGAATCATGTTCTGATATGAATCCATGCCACCAACTGATTCTTGGATCTGTTCTACATCCTCTTGAGTAGCTACTTCAGCTTGCTGTACTTCACCTTGTTTCTCAAGGAACATGTTAGCAACATCAATGGGATCCATCTTGCTAACTTCATCTACAATACTTTCATCCCACTCACCAGTACGGTAAGATTCCATGATAGTATCAAAGAGATCACCATCTACTTCAACCTCTTCTTCTTCTTCTTGCTCCTCAGGCTCTTCTGTTGCTTGCTCTGTAGGAGTTTCTTCAGTTGATTGCGAAGAGAGACGCTTCTGTAGTTCGAGGTAACCACGTTCTAATTCCTCTGCTGACTGATATTTACCAGCCAGTAGTTGTTGCTCCTGTTCAGCTAGTCGTTCACCGACTGCTAGGGAGTCAAGTTCTTCTGCAGAGAACTCACCTTCGACTTGTTCGGATGGATTAAGAGTAATTTCGTTTGCCATTTGCTGTGATAACGGTTAGATTGCCAAGACCAACAGTCTTGACGAAATCGGGGGAACGACCGATAGTAGGCTCACCAATCTTAGTACGTTTCATACTAGGAGCTGGTTCAGTAGTCTTAGTTTCTTCAGCCGAGGAGTCCACCTCCGGGGTTACCGGCTTCTTGCTGGATCGCTGCGGCTTGGTCGGGGTTTGTTTGTTCATTTTGTTGATTCATCAATTCTGGATTCTTAGATGGATCTAGCATCGGTGCCTTAGTAAGGTTACCTGCTTGCTTCACCAATTCCATCTCCTGTGCTTCTTGCATATCCTCTGCTTGCTCTTGCTCCACTTGACTCATAGACTTAACAAGGTTGAGTGCATCGATACCTTGTGCTGCAGCGAGACGCTTAACAGCTTCGTCAAGGTTGAGATAAGTACCAAGAGCATCAGGTCCCAATGTTTGGGAAATGATAGTAAAGAACTGACCTAAGCTCTCTCGATCTTGACCCCTACCCAATGCATTAATACCTGCAACAATGGTAGGACGTACAAGATCTTTAGGGATCTTAGGGATGTCGTTGTTCTTTTGAAGAACAGAAAGCTTACGATTGAGATAAGGTACAAGGAACTCAACAGTAAGGAGAGAGAATAGTCCTCCTAGTTGTTGTTCTAGTTCCATCTGTGTCATACGTACCTCTTCAGCTGTGGTGCGTTCACTGTTCCTTACATTAAGGATCAAGAATGCTTCACTGAGACGACGCTCTAACACACCAGCCATATCCATAGCTGTCTTAAAGTCAGCTGTCTTACCAACCTGCACAACTGAGATGTCATCAGGACGCCCCTGAATGATGGCTCCGTTCCCCGCAGAGGAGAGTGTCTGTGGTTTGGTAGTACTAGAGGGGGATACGGTAAAGACCACCTTAGCGGCCACTGCAGAGCCCTCTACGAGAGCTTGCATAAGAGCTTCAAGTGAACGGAGATCACCAAGGAACTCCTCCACTCTACCACGTCCAAAAGATTCACCGTCTACAACGTTAAACCTAAGGACTAACCAAGGGTTAGCATCCAATGGTGCTTTACCTTGTGAACCAGGAATGATCTTATCAAAGACTTCCTGATACCACACAAAGCGATTGTTCTCTCGCTTAACATGGGTGTAAACATCAACGTCTTCATCATTATCTGTACCATCCTCACCTGGAGGATTGGCTGGATACGTTGCTGTCAAAATAGGAGACAAGAGCTTACGACTAATGCGTTCTCTTGTTACGATTTCTAAGACCTCACCGTTACCATCTCTGTCTACGACATATCTGTTCAATGGATATAGCTTAAGCCCCTTAGGACCCATGTAGATCAACGCATTACCACCAACAACCAAATGTTTTAGTGCTTGGTGTACAGTAACGCGATCACTAGATGCTGCTATGATTTCCATGACAGACCTTTCCATCTTCGCAAAGGAGATGTCAAGATCTGATCGTGCTTCCGCAGGTAGATCAACACCGATCTTTGAATCATCAATCTGTAGCTTAAAGAAGCTGGTTTGAGGAGGTAGTAGAGCTAGCATCAATTTAGATGCCAGAGTGACTACCCCCTTTGCACCAACGCTTTGCCATGGTGTGATCAACCTTAGGTTTGTTGACCGACTAACATCATCATCTTGTTGGATGAGAGTAGGTAGTGTCAACTCAGAACACTGAACAGCTGTGTCTAGAAACGTGGAACGATACTTACTTAAATAATCGTATCTTGTTTTAGCTGTCATTATGCATTCCAGGATTTAAATGGAGATTTCTTTTGTGAGGCAAGACCTTGAGCACCTTTACCTGCCTTCCGTCTAGCGGACCTAGCTTTCCTGAATCCAGTAGCCCATGATGCAAGATCAAGACCACCGGCTCCACTTGAGAGGGAGGTGTCAACATCAGTGTCAACATCAGTGTCAACATCAGTGTCAACATTTTCACCAGCACCATCACCAATATCATTGGGATCAGTATATCCCAACCATGTCTCAGTGTTAGGATTTGCCAGTGGACCGGGACCATTTAAGTCGGGATCTCCGATTTCCATCCCATCATATGGTCCTACAATACTGTTAAATGTGTCTTTATTTTTTTTGCCATCTTTCTTACCACCTTTCTTGGGTCCAACACCCAGCCGTCCGCTTGGTCGGATAGTCATCCCACCAGGAACAAGTCCAGAGCCGGGAGTACCAGGACGTTGCTGACCTTGACGCATAGGACCAGCAGGTGTGCCTGCCATACCCCGTATTGCATCAGCAATCTTGCTACTACCAAGCTGATAAACACCAGCAGGAGTAGATTGTGCTTGCTTAATTATTTTGTTAGCAGCTTTAGATCCAATTGAAGGGGCTGTTTTGCCAGCTTTTTTACGTGATTGCTGCACAGAAGAAATCTTGTCAAGTGCCTTACTTGTACTTCCGCCAGATTTCTTGATAATCTTCTGCATCTCCTTGTTGGAGATATTCTTGCCGGCTTTTCTAATAGCTTTCTTGATTTTCTTAGCCATTGTTCTCTTCGTTGAGTTGATATTGAATCCACTCGACCACAGAACGTTGGCCGGAGCGGTACATAATTAATGAGTGTGGGTCATCCGGGTGGGGATTAGTTGGTGGGAAGTTCTCTTCAAGTTGTTGAAGAATAGAAGTTAGCTGAAGACCATGGGTCTCAAGCATACTGAGGGAGATTGGGGTTTGCATGTTCAAAGAAGGCAGGCATACGTGCTCGCTTTGTATCAGAAAGCTCTGGTGCTTTACCCTCATACATTAGACGGTCACTAGCATCCAGCCAAAATTTTTTGTCCAAATATTTTGAGGTAGTATTTCTACCTAGTGGCTCAAGAACCCAATTAATGGTTGCCTTCCTGAGCTTATCGAGAGAAGGACTCCAATTGAGACCAAGCTCACTACATACCAAGCTATTCGCTGCAACATGGACTTGTTCATCACGTGAGATGTCTGCACTTACTGTTCGGAGACCAGCGTCACCATTAAACCGAAAGAATGGGAGTAGAACGAAGAAAATTGCACGTTCGGCAACCAATGCTTTGAGCATCGTGTGATCTGGATGCGAAGTCCACGCCTCTCGGAGCTTAAGTGCTTCGGCCTCAGCTTTCGCATCAGTACCAAGAGCATTGGCGACATAACCAAGAGCCAAGTCGTGGTTTTCTTCGTCTTTGATATTAGATTGGAGTAGTTCCCTCGCCAGAACTGGAACGTCAGAGGCAACGGCATCTCGGATAAACTCACCCACAGGTAGTTCCATGTGTCGGATAGCGAGAGCCCGGAAGATTGTTTCTTCAGCACCTTCATTTAGTTTTCCAGCAGTGGTTTGGACAGGAGTCCATGTACGTTTACGATTAAGTAGTTTTTGATAGGGGTTCATTCGCCGCAATTACAATCAGGAGCAGGATCATTTAGAAGAGACTCCAAGTATGCGTCAACGTCACCTTCATCCAATGCAGCATAAGCACTAGACTTGTCTTGAACGTCACCCATTACTTGAAGTGAATAGTAAAGAGAAGTCTGTGGACTTGCTAACCAATCTTCGATGAATTGCTCATCATAGGTAACCACATCTGACCAGCTGTTGAAGGAATAACCATGCAACAATCCGGTACTATCGAGCAGTCGGATGATACCATCAACTACTCGCTTATAAGCTTCCCAGCCAACTTCAGCTGCGATCTCAACGGGACCGTAGTCAAAGCTCTGGACGCCAAACGTACCGCTATCACGGTCAACTTGACGGGCAATGGGAGGGGCGATCTCAGGACAGGTTGTGTACCCATCGAGATCAGTGTAACGATAGCTGCAGGAGGCTGTAGGAGCGATGGCAAAGGCACGTTCCATACGATTGTACTTAGCCACCTCTGCAGCCGCCTTTATGGCGCTCTGAAGCTCCTTAGCGATCACATAGCCAGGAGTAGCTGGATAAGGGCGACCACTGTTCAGTGCCTCTAGAGCACGACCAAATTCATTGTAGGTCACTCCTTGGAGTCGGAGAAGGTTGGCAAGTCCCAGCATTCCGAGACCGACTTGGCGATCAGTCTCTGGAGGCAGGTATTCTCCGCTTTCTCCAACACCTGTTTTGCTGTGAAGGCTACACAGTTCGGACATTCCGTTGACAAATGCACCTTGAAGGTCATCGAGTTCACATCCGCCGAGGTTGACATGTTGCAGTAGACATGTTCCCCTGCTTGGGAGATAAACTTCCAGGCATACGTTACCCCGGATTCGATTTCCATTACGATCTACCTTTGTTTTGTTGAGCCAGATGTCACCACGCTTGATTCCTTCAAGGAGTGCATCTTTAACTTCTTGACTAGCAAGTTCCCACCAACGGTTATTGATGTTGACGCAACGTTTAACCCAAGGAAGCTCACTACGACTAGCAGTGATAAACTCAAGCACATCAGGATGACTGAGATCAAGATGACATACAACAGCTCCATTTTTATAGACTCCTCCACGCCTCAGGATTTCGTTGAGGGTGGAGTAGATTTTTGCGAAGGAAACAGGGCCAGATGCCACAAGCCCCTTTCCATTCTCAGCGCCTTTATGACGAAGTTTAGAAAGGTGTACAGCGACTCCAGCTCCATACCGGAGTGCATGGGAGACAAAGCGCCACGATGCTTCAATTCCATTTTCTCCCTCCATTGTGTCTTCTACAACGAAGACAGTGCAGCTCACAGGCAGACGGGATGTCGGATCATCAATCCAACTTTGTACACGGCCAGTACGTGCGATTAGTTCTTTAGGTGGTTTAGACATTATCAAACAAGATCATTGAGGTTAGGTGGTTCATAGTTCGGTCCTTTCAAGACTTTACCATCTTCACGGTAGATAGGATTACCGCTGTCGTCCAGTTTGGACATGTTGCTTTGGTGAACACGATTCAGAGCTTCGTCTAGATCCCATCCAAGATTAGCAGCGTACTGGTAACACACATAGACCAGATCAGATAGTTCTTTAAGGCACTCAGCAGAGTTGATTGTGAGACCCATAATTAGTTGGTTCTCAGCATCAAGGAACTCCTTGAACTCTTCAACGATCAAACGCCTCTGCAATGTCCGTGAAGCTGGCGTAGTACTGTTGTTCACCCGGAAACTTTTCCGGAACTCGACGGCTTGCTGCTGACGGGTGGAGGATGTCATTTTCTAGTTCGTTTTGAAGGTAGTGAATTGCTTTGCGTAGATCATCACGTCTGCTGTCCTTATGACCAGCTCTGCAGATGTATTTAATTGCGTTGCCAAGGTGGAAACTCAGCTCTTGGTCTCGAATGAAATCCCAGACTTGGATTGATCCTCGTCGGTAGTAGTCGGGACCTTCGGTATTGGAGTTGGCCATTTCTTTACTAGGTTGGATACGGTGTTGGTAAGGACAAAGTTCTGATGTTGTAATGCAAGGAAGATCGTAATGATGTCTTCCTTTTGTGCATCATCAGATCGGAGTGCATTCTCGATCTGTTTCATTTTGAACTGCTGCTCCATTGTCATCTCTGTCACTGGAGCTGGGAGACCAAAGTCTTGGTTCTTGATTGGTGAAATCATAGTCTTCTACTTGTAGAATCTTAGCAAGGCGGGCATTCATTAGTGCAACGTCTTCACTAAGATCCTTCTCAGCAAATGCTTTGACTACTGTATCCCATGTGTATCCATCTTTCTCAAAGAGAGTTACAGCACGTTTAATACCAATACCAGGTACACCAGCATAACCATCTGTTTGATCACCTGCTAGTGTTTGAATAAGATGCCATTGGTAACCCCCTTCTGGGGTGATAGTACTCACTTCCTGGGTGAAGTCGTACAACTCACCAGGTATCTGCCTCATGTCCTTATCAGGGCTGCAGATAATATGTCCATCCTCTTTTGTAGCGTAGATGCCCATTGCATCATCAGCTTCCAAGGTTGGCATCATAACAACGTGGTAGTCTTCCTTGAGTTTGTTGATGACCCTTTTGTAGCCACACGGCTTCTTTCGATTACGATGTCCTTTATACGCTGGGTCAATAGATTTACGAAAGTTGATACTATCAGAAAAGAACAGAATAGAGTCATCAAAACATCCAAGGTCAGAAGCGATGTTATAGAGTTCTCGTTCAACGTATTCGTATGCCTCACTGAATCGGGAGGTAACGACGATAAGATCTTCCCCGAAGTCAATTTCTGTTTCGGTAGCGGCGCAGCACTTATAGACGATATAATCTGCATCTATCAGTAGACTCATTTACCTTGTCCTCGCTTAAGCTTTCGCCCATGCGAAGGAAGACTGCGGATACCATTACCTTGACGTGTGTGCTTGTATTTAGCACGTGATTGGGACTCAACTCGTCCCAGTGCTGTCTTTGATTTTACTGCCATTTGTTTGTGGTGGATTAATTAATGAAGGTGACTACTCGGTCAGCCAAGTAGAGACGGCGCGGATAAATGCCGTCATCTGACCGTTCTCTATTGCTTCGGCAACAGAAAGGGCATCTGTCTCTGGTCCCCACCAGAAGGTGGCAAACTCATCGAGACCGTCGTCTGTGTGCTGCAGTTCAGGCATAGAAGTGGTAATGACTAGTGAACGTCTGCCCAGGTTTGTCCGACTTTAGATTCGGCTGAGATAGGGATTCTAAGATCATAGCTCTCTCCAGCGGTGAGAGAGGATACCTCAAGAGCTGACTTAAGCGTGTCGGCATACTCAGGGGGACATTCGAATTGAAGTTCGTCGTGTACAAAGGCTAATTGGTGAGCCTTAGTGTTTGTTTGTTGAATTACGTTATGAGTGTGAACCATCCATTGCTTGGCTACACTACCCGCGCTCCCTTGGAGTAAGTAGTTAAGGGCTTTGTGGCTACCATCAACAGGCAGGCTGCGCCCGTCACACAAACGTATGTAACCAGATTCTGCCTTGGACTTAACCGCAGTAACCAACTTCTCAAGTCCTGGAATTGCATCCATGTAAGCTTGACGGATCTCTTTACCCTTGGTAGTTGCATCTTTGTCTGATAGTTGAGGATCATAACTTAGACCTATCTTCTTATCTCCAGCTCCGTACAAAAAGGCATAAGTAACTGTCTTGACTAGACGGCGGCTAATACCTATCTTGTCTGCATTCTCTTGGTGAATGTCACCGTTGAGAAGTACATCTCCGTACCTGCCTCCATCATATCGAGCCAAGTAGTGGGCAAGCATTCGTAGTTCAATGCCTGCGAGATCAGCACCAACCATGACATAACCAGGACTAGCGGTGAATAGCTTTCTAAAGTTAAGATCACTTGGTACCTGAGCTAAGTTGGGCTTACGGTGAGCACATCGAAAAGTATTAGTGGCTACAGAACAGTGGTGATGAATCCGTCCGTCACGTACCAACTTAAGCCATCCGTTGACACCTTCAGACAACATCCCGAGCTGTTTCGTAAGCTCAAGACAACGAAAGAATTTAAGTGCAACGTCTGATCCGATGTCTTTGAGAACAACCTCATCAATAGTCGCCTTACCTTTGTTGGTAAATTCTGTAGGAGTCCAGCCATGAAAGTTTTGCATGACCCAGGCGATGTGATCCCTGGAGGTTGGGTTGAGTTCTTTTAGTCTAGTGAAAGTAGCGCCAGTGATGTATCCTTGTGTTTTATTAGGTCGCTTAGGAGTAAACTCCGACCCTGCCACGTAAGGATGCCTGTCGCGTAGTAATTGATTAAGACTTTCAAGCTCTCGTCTGAGAGTTGATTCAAGTTCCCATGCAGCAGACTCGTTAAAGTACCATCCATGTAGTTCTTGATCAGTAAGTATTTGTGCTACCTGATGTTCTAACGTGATCCATTCAGGTATGGTTGAAAGTGTTTCCAAAGTTTCGTAGTAACAACAACATCTTGTACCATGTAGTCTTGCATTTCCTGCGACCACTCCTTCCAGTCTGATGTCTTACCGAAGTCTCCTTTGTACTCACCGAGGCGGTACCCATAAGACTCCAAACTATGCCTACCATAGAGCACCGGGGGCATGTGTTTCCATTTACGTTTACCGTCTATGTTTAAAATGTCAGGGTGGCAAACACGGCTAAGGACCAGAGTATCCAGAACCCTACCCACGTTGGAAAACCAAGGATAGAGCTTACGGATAACAGGGATATCGTAGTTAATGATGTTATGACCCACAATTTCGCTTGCGTCTTCAAGACGTTGGATACCGCGACTAAGAGGTTCAGTGTTACCTTCGTCATTGTAAACAAGCATCTGTTCAGCTTCCGTATCGTAGATAGCCAAACAGTGGATGCTGGTAACATCATAGAGAAGTCCATTTGTTTCTAAGTCAAAGATAAGCGTCATTCCAATGCCGGATTACACCAGCGACAATAAACAAGTTAGTGATGAAGATAAGTAGTTCAAGAAGGTTTAGCCGTCTTACCAGGTTCCTTCCAAACATAGGTCTTGTCAACGAATTGTGCTAGGGCTACAGCTTCAGGGGTAGGAGGGTTAGGGCGCTTCAGGTAGGCGTAAGGGTCGTTGTTAGCATCAATGTAGAGAGGGTAACCGTCAGGTGCCAGGCGACGATAACTAACCTCACCAGTCGATAACTGGAAGGCTTGGCTATAGCCACTCAGCATTGCTTGCTGATGGGGAGATTCAAAAGTCTGTTGTTGGATCGAACTCGTCATCGGTTGCTTGAGTTTCATTAAATTTACAGGTGGTAAGATCGTAAGTCAGTCGGCAAGCGACGCCAACCTCGCCAGAATAGCGATTCTTGAGGACTCTAACAGTTGTATCAGACTGTTTGCCTCCACTCTGTTGATCTCTTTCGAGTGCAATAACTGAGTCAGATAGCTGTGCAATTGCTGCACTTCCCCTAAGCTGTCCAAGGGTGACACGTGCTCCCTCTTCATGGTTCTTGTCTTGTGTAGTACGTCTGAGGTGGGAGACAAGGAACATTGCAATACCAGTACGCTCAACTAATGAGCGAAGCTTGGTCATTGTCGTGTCAATCATTCGTCTCTCATCACCATCCAATCCACTCAGCAAGATAGAGAGGTGGTCAAGGAAGATAACCTTTGTATCGAGACCTGTTGCTAGGTACTCAATACGATTGTAGATCAAGTCTGGATCGAACGAACCGAAGCCATCAAATAGGAATAGGTTCCAGTTAGCGAGAGTCTTCTCGTATGCATCAACAAGTGTGCTGTGATCATGCTCACCTAAGTGAAGTGACTTACCAACTGCTGAGGACATCAGTCCGAGAGCTGTACGACGGTTAGATTCTTCAAGCGCCAAGTAACCAACCCGTTCTCCTCCACTAAGAAGGTGAGTTGCAAGTTCCCGACAGAAGGAAGACTTTCCGATACCAGATCCTGCAGTGATTGTTGTAAGCTCTCCATACCTGATCCCGTGAAGCTTTGATTGTAATCCTTGAAATGGATAGTCATGATCAGAAGGTGGGGTAGGTGTAGTTACAAGTTCTAGGAGTGATTTGCCGTCAACGATCCCATCTGGACGGTAAGGTTTTGCGTTCCAAATAGCCTCACGAATCGATTGAGAGTCATTGGCTTGGAGAGCGTCTGAGGCATCTTTGTACGCCTCCAGACGGGCGATCTTGCACTTGCCAGGTGGTAATACGCTTGCTGCCTCCTCCGTTGCCTTACGGCCTGCCTCGTCATTGTCGAAGAACAAGACAACCTCCGAGAAACCCTGGAGCCAGGGGATAGCCCGTTGAATCGACTTCTTAGCCGCTGCGGCACCGCTAGGTAAAGATACCATCGGCCACCCCGGCATAGCCTCACTACATGAAGCTGCATCGAGTTCCCCTTCAGTG